CTAGCCACGAATCAGGAACAGGCCTCTGAACTTTTCCGTAGAATAGCCGGGCATCTTGAAAGTTCGGAATATTTTAAGAAATATCGAAATAAACCGACTTTGAGCTACATGCAGTTAAGCACTCAGAGAGATATTGATAAATACGGTGAAGGAGGCCGGCCATCTTTAAGAATCGTTGCCGCCCCCTGCAGTGGCCGAGGTCTCCGCGGGCACAATAATATTATTGCAGTCATGGATGAGATGGCCTATTTCTTTGAAAAAGAAAATTCGGTCGATAAGTCGGATAAAGAAATTTATGATGCCGTAACACCTTCCGTTATTAGGTTTAATAAGCCTGATGGTGAACCAGATGGTCGAATCATTTGTATTTCTTCCCCCGCGACTCGGACTGGAAAATTTTATGAACTCTTTCAAAAATCCATGGAGAAAGAGTGTGTGAACCTGCTCATGATCCAGGCCCCGACCTGGGAGGTTGATCATACTTTATCTCCTAAGGCTTTGCGATCGGCATATATCGATAACCCTGTTACCTATATGTGTGAGTATGGGGCCCAGTTTAGCGACCGGGTATCTGGGTGGATCGAGAATGAACAGATTCTTAGGGTTAACATTGTTCCTAATCTTAAGTTAAAAAAGACGAGCAATGCGAGAGTGCCCCATTTCATGGGCATTGACGTGGGACTTAAAGAAGACGGAACGGCGATCGCGATATGCCATCCTGTGCGAAGCATTGTTGATGGGGCTCCAAGGGATTTAATTGAATTGGATTTTATAGAAGTTCGATACTCCGCGGATGAAAAGAAGGATTATTTTCATCCAGAAGAAATGGCTAATTGGATTGCGGAATGTGCTGGGAAGTTTTTTATCTCTAAAGGCTTCATGGATCAGTATTATGGCTTGGCTATGCTTCCAGTTCTTCATGATAAGGGTTATAAACAAATAGAGGCCATACATTGTAATCGGGAACTTAATTCAAAAGTATATCAGAATTTGATGACCAAAATGCTGGACGCCTCTTTAAGGATTCCAGAAGATGATGAGCATATTGTTGAAGGGAAAAAGACTAAGGATTTGCCTTTGATAACGGAAATGTTGAGATTGCAGGCTGATATGCAGTCCAAGTATTTGATCTCCGTTCAAGCTCCTGAAGTAAAAGGTCTGCATGACGACCTTTCCGATGCCTTTGCCCGGGCCGTGTATCTGGCTACAGAGTTCCTGGCCAAGGGCGGGGTCGGTGGGAATAAGATAATTGATTCGACCTCGAGATCGGGAATTTCTTATAGACAATACTATTTGAAGCAGAAAAAGACTGCAATGTACACAATGCGCCCTACATCTGCTCTTCAGGCTGAGATGTCCAGACGAGGCACCAACACACTTATGGAGCGCCATACAGCGAATAGACTCGGCCATTTTCGATAATTATCTTCTAATTTCCTCACACCCATACTAGTTATAGCTGAATAACTGCCTTAAATTTATTTTAAAAAGGTAATTTTCCATGTCCGAAACATATACCGGTTCATATGCCCCAGAATTATATAATGAAGACAAAAAATATTACCTGCTTCAAGCTCAACAACTTGCAAATCTGACCGATGCCGAGCTTCGTGATCTTCATAACATTTCAAACACATTTACGCGAAGATTTATCAAGACCGAGATTGGAAATAGTGCTGTCGACACGGCATATCAGATAACCCAAAGTCTTTCAAATTCCGCCAATAATTTTACCGTTACGGGTGGTGACGGCACGAATCCTGCAGTGATCTATCTCGATGGATACCGTTTATTTTTAAAGGGCAACATTGATTATGGCGATCAGACGAATACGGGGTCTCTGACCGATGATGGGTTTACGGAAACGGTTCTTCCTGCTCTTACGGCGCCTAATGGCCCTACCTCCACAGTTACGGGTTTAAGTCTTAACGGGACAACTCTTGCTCTTACGGATTCTACCACATCAACTCCTTTGTATGTCTCACAGGATTACGGTCGGAGTTGGATTACGAGCTCGGGAGCTTCAGGAAATACTCTTTATGCCACGTCTTTTAGTGATTCGGCTCATGGTTTTGCGGTCGGTGAGTCAGGTGGTAATGGAGTAGTTCTTCAGACATCAAATGGAGGTTTAAGTTGGATTACCGCAGGGGCCCCTTCTATACCCTATGCTTTTCTGGATGCTAAACTTATTACAAATTTTGGATGGGTGGTCGGGCAACACGGGACGGTTGTTAAGTATACCGGTTCTTGGACTCAGGCGGCTCCGGTAATAGCTTCTGATTTGAGTGGGGTTTCTTTCTCTGATCAGAGCCACGCATGGGCAGTAGGTAGTAGTGGAACAATCTTATCACTATTACCGGGTAATGTAGTCTGGAACCAACAAACTAGTGATGTGACGTCCAATCTTGCTCGGGTTTTTGCAGTCGACGCCTCGCATGTGTTTGCAGTTGGGGATAACGGTGTTATTCTAAAAACGATAAACAGTGGCATAACTTGGGGTTTAAATTTTTCAGATACAACACAGAATTTACGAGATCTTTATTTTGAGAGTGTATCTCAAGGTTGGGCTGTCGGAGATAATGGCGTTATAACGCATTATAATGGAACTATATGGGACTCAACGGTCATCACCCCTGGAATTGATCTTCATGCGGTTGTTTTTAAAGATACCACTGGATTTGTTGGGGGCACGGGTGGGGCAGTTTATCGAACGCTTGATGGAGTAACCTGGGAGCCTTATCGAACGGATTATGTCTACGTTGATTTTCATCTCGGTGAGGTCTCGGCCGATACCAGCAGTGAATACCATGATTCAACTTTGGTAGACCCTATCGTCGGGTTCCCGAGTGCAAACAGACTCCGTATTGTGTCGGATGTTAAAGTTTCCGAAGGCTTCCCGAACCCTTTAAATTATTCTCCAGATGGAACGGTTCAAAACCTCACGCTAAATATTGCAAAAATATTACGGCCTGTGGGGCAGTCTTCGATCCTATCCTCGATGATTACCGATACCCGGACCGTGGTCCGGACGATTGCTGAGATTGATAATTTGTTTTATAATGGTGGCGTGGATACTTCTTCAATTGCGGATGGTGCTATAACGCCGGCCAAGATAGATCCAACTGGAGATTACACTGTCGGTGCATTGTCTGTGACAAACGACTTGTTGGTTCAGGGAGATTTAACGGTTGATGGGCAATTGTTCTCAGATTCTACTGTGACATTGGGAGGATTAATTGTTGAAGGTAATACTCAGTTAGGTAATTCCACGGCGCCTTATGAGGATTTTCTTGAGATTTATGGCAACGTGCAACAAACGACGGACGGGTCTACTCTTCCTGCTTATACCCTGAACATGGATTCCTCGACTTCCACGGCGATCGGGTTTGATATATTCTCGCAAGGTAAAGGTAATGTTTTTGAAGTATGGGCGACCTCTAGCACCTCCGATTCGACCAATAGCATTTTTAAATCCCTCAACTTGGGAAATGGTTATGACTTCCAATTAAATCATTTGGGTGGAAGTGGGGGCATTTTAAACGCTCAGGATTTTGGAAGCCAGGACTCGATTGTTATTTCGAAGGATTCTTCGGTTTTCCTCGGATCTGTTTTAAATATTCAAAGCGATAGCATTAGTCCTACTCTTAATCTTTTTAATTTGTCCGCGATGGATTCCACAACCATCAGTGTGGATCAAACGGCTGGAACTATGGTCGTGCTGAATACTAATTCGGATGCAAATGGAATTTTTATAACTTCCCAAGGGGTGGGGACTGATATACAGATCAATCACGATGGTTCATACGGAACTCCGTTTGTAATCTATAACAATAGTTCTCAAGGCGCCGTAAACATTATTAATGAGCCCTATCTCGATGGGACTTCCGCGGTAACTATTTATCAATATGGTAATGATAGTGCCCTGTCGGTAAATAAAGACGGAACCGGGCTCGGCCGGGGTATAGAAGTTTTCAATTGGGGCTTAGATGTTGGTATGGGGGTTTACAACTCCGGATCGGGAGTAGCCCAGCTTATTTCTCACGTAGGAGATAGCGTTGTTACAGGACACGATACAAGTAATCCTGGATTGTTCATCTATGTTGCGGGAACCGAATGTGGGCCTGCTCTCTTAATAAATAAATCTAACGATAACAGTGGTGAAGTTATCAAGTTATGGAATAAGGGTCAGAGTGAGTCCTTATTCATTAACCACGATCGTACAGATTCTTCTGCTACGTTATTTAGAATGGATAATCAGACTCCCGCGGGTAATTATGATATTAGCTCAAATTACTGGTGGATTAATAACAGGGGCACTTTTTTTACTTTGGGTGATGTGTCGACGTCTCTTGTTGCTTTTGATAGTACTCACTACATGACTGCAGACTCATTGTGGATTGATTCTGTAAATTATGATAGCTCTAACCCTGCTGTAGCGGGGCAAGCTTTTTTAGAGACAGGGTTTTTGAGAATTAGTGATGGTACTTCTCCGTTACCTCCCGTAAGTGGAGTTCCTGGACCAGTGGGTCCGGAAGGCCCCGCTGGAGCTCCTGGTGCGTCAGGGCCTGCTGGTCCCGCAGGGCCCCCCGGAGCTACAGTAGCAGATTTGATTCCTTTAGGGCTTCCTACAGACGGGACTTTTCAGTCTGGAATTTTTCTTTTTGATG